TAACCAGTTGATTGAGGACTCTGGCTTTAACGACCTTAACGTAGATATGCAACACGTTTATCTTATTAACCAGCATAGGGACTTGCCGACTAAGATGAAAAGCATTGAGCACTACAATAAGCTAAAGAAGCGTACTTCTGACCAACCAGTCTTTGTTATGCCACGCCCTATTATGGACTTTGATGATGAAACACATATCCACCAAATACCTGAGAAAGATGTAAAAATTCTAGAACCAAATGTCCTTCACTAAGACCACAGCAGCGAAGAAAATTATAAAGATGTGCCAGCCAACTAAATTAGTTGATGGTAACATTGTTCAGCCTAAACGTCTTCACGGTATTCCAGGCGGAACTAGTGCTGGAAAAACTATAGCGATACTTCTTTACCTGATTACTCGTTCTCAGAAGGATGCACCTCTTGACCGCACTCTTACCTCAGTCGTCTCAGAATCTATTCCCCATCTTAAACGTGGAGCGATGCGAGATTTTAAGAATATTATGCAAATGCAAGGATATTGGAAGGATGCTAATTGGAACGCCACTGACTCTATCTACACATTCGAGAACAAAAGCCAGATGGAGTTCTTCTCTTCAGATAACGGTGATAAGCTACGAGGAGCAAGACGTGACAGGTTGTTTATCAATGAGGCTAACAACGTTACCTTTGATGCTTTTGAGCAGTTAGAGGTGCGAACAAAGGAGTTTATTATATTAGATTGGAATCCGACTAATGAGTTTTTCTGGTATACGGAGATTAAAGGGTATAAACCTGACGGTACACCAAAGCGAAATGATTGGGATGAGCTGACTATTACTTACAAGGATAACGAAGCCTTATCGGAAAACATTGTAGCTTCTATTGAACAACGTATGCACCGTAAAGGGTGGTGGCTTGTTTATGGTCTCGGCCAGTTAGGTGAGGTGGAAGGGAAGATATACAAAGATTGGACATCAATCCCTGAACTACCACACGAAGCACACTTGGAGAGAATAGGTGTGGACTTCGGTTACTCAGGTGATCCAACCGCAATTGTGGCGGTCTACCGGTACAACAGTGGTTACATACTGGATGAGGTAGCCTTTCAAAAGGAACTATCTAATAAGCAGATTGCTGACATTATCCTCAACTATACTTCGGAAAAAGTTCTTGTTATTGCGGACAGTGCTGAACCGAAGTCTATTGCTGAAATCGCTATGCACGGGGTAACTATCCTTGGTGCGGAAAAAGGTAAGGACTCAGTTAGGAATGGTATTGGTGTGGTACAAGACCAGAGAATCTCTTTTACTAGAGGTTCTGTTAACCTTAAAAAGGCGTATGATAACTATCTTTGGAAGTATGATAAAGATGGAAATATCATGTCACCTAACATTCCTGAACATGATTGGAGCGATATAATGGATGCCACCAGATATGCCATCGTCTCCCTCCAACGCCCCCCAGTAAACACTGTGCATATTTACAAACCGAAGAACGCGGGATTTAGAAGGGGATAGTTTTCTTGTATATAATTTATAAGTAAGGTAAAATAAGTTTAATTTAGTAGTAAATAAAAAACAATAATGTCTAAACCAACACAAGTTATAAGTGATAAACGAGTTCTTGAATATTTAAAAAAAGGAGTAGATGCGATTACTATACCGGTTTCAAAAACCTTTGGGCCAGAAGCAGGCACTACTTTAATGTACCGAACTTATAATCGTGGTCCACGAAATGTAGATGATGGTTTTTATACTAGTGAGGTCATAGTTCCTAAAGATCCCCATACTCGTCTGGTTTCAGAGTTTTTTAAAGAGGCTACTATGCGAACTAATCGGAAGGTTGGGGATGGAACTAGCGCAACTACTATCATTGCGGGTGCTCTTTTCAATTATTTGTATACTACCCTTTCTCCAAAGGTTCAAGGTTTTTCTACTAAGGAGACTAATAAGACTTTAGGGGTTATGGCTATGAAGCGAGAAATTTTAAAAGAGGCGGATATAGTCAAGGCTCAAATTAAAGAAGCTTCAAAACCCGTTAAAGACTTAAAGGATTTAGAGAAGATTGCAGCCATTTCCCTTGGTGAAACAAGCGAATTATCTAAAACTATTGCCAAGCTTGCTTTTGATGTTGGGACTGACGGTTTCATAGATGTGGTGGAAGGTTATAAGGGTGAGGTTGAAGTTGAAAGAGTGGAGGGTATGCGTTTCCGAGCCAAGGTCGCCGATAAAGCTTTTCTTAACAAGAAGGAACAATTTAAAATGGAGGTGGAAGATTGCCCTATGTTTATAACTAATTACAAGTTGGACAATGATGCTTTAGTGCAACACGTTTTAAATCTAGCGAACTCTGCCAAGCTTATTGTTATCGCGCCCGACTTTTCTAACTTAGTCCTAACTAAAATGGCGCTAGCTTTTAAGGACGGTGCTTTTATCTGGCCTGTGAAAGTTCCCTCCTTGCGAACAGAACAACTAGAGGATATGGCAGCGTATGCAGGTGCCAAGCTTGTGGATAAACACAAAGGGATGAGATTGGAGGATTTAAATGGAACTGAGTTTGGCAGACTAGCTAAACTTATTGTTTCTGACGTTGAAGTAAACGATGATGCTATCGCTATGGGTGGGGCAGGTAAGAAGGAGGAAATAAAAGCTAGAATTAAGACTCTACAAGGGCAACTAGTTGAGACTAAAGAACCCCAGTTTAAACTTTTAATGGAGAGACGAATTGCTTCCCTAGCTTCTGCTGGTGGAACTATTCGTGTCGGCTCACCAACTGACGCTGAGTCACTTCCACTTAAACTTAAAGTTGAAGATGTGGTCGGAGCTTGTCGTGCAGCTCTTCGAGGTGGTTATGTTAAAGGAGGTGGCCTGTGTCTTAAAGATATTGCAGATACCTTGCCTGATGGACATATTTTAAAAACAGCTTTACTTGCTCCTCACAATCAAATTCAAATAAACTCAGGAGGTATTACTGTAAGTAAAGATATTATTGACCCGACTGAAGCTGTTTATTACGCGGTTGAACACGCTACATCCGTTGTGGCATCGCTCATAACTATTAAAACTTTAGTGGTTGAAGAACCTGAGATACAACAAGGTGAAGGTGAAATGGTATTAGCTCAAGCAGTAAAAAAATTAGGATTTTATTGGGCTAAAAAAGAAAACATTTTATCTGAAAATGAAAAATTATCGGAGCTGGATGCTAATGGTGGAATGTCATTTGAAGATAAAGTTTCCCTTGACCAAGGATAGTATGGTATAATGTAAGTTATATTAATTAACTTTTAAACTATATGGCAGGAAGAGGAGCAAAAAATATGGCATTACAACTAGCTACAGGTATGTATAAGGGTGTTAAAGGTATTGGTAGAGGAATAAAGAGTGTGGTCAATAAAATTGAAAATGTTTCAAAACAAAAGACACGGCGTAATGTAAAAATGATTGAAGAGAACTTTGGTGATCTTGATAACTATGAAAGGTTGCAAAAATAGTGTATAATTAGTACCAATAATGATTGGAGAAATTGATAAAGAACAACATTCAACTTCTACTTATTCACCTTCTGAAGGAGTAAGGAATTTTACTGCCCAAGTAAAAAAAGATTATGCAATAGGTCATAATATTTTAAACAAGTCTTGGAATGAATTAAATAATAGTTCTGTTATAGACGATATGAATCGTGGTAGAAAAATGTTCAACGCCTTTGTAGATGAGAGTTATGAAGACCCTTCCCAAGCTTGGAAGTGGCGAGGTACCCGTTCTAAAGCGCGCAACAAGGGAATTGCTATGCACGCGAACTTAACAGCATCTTACATGATGCCTAATTTTCGTGCGCAAAACGATGACTCCGATATTGACCGAGATGTTAGTGAGTTTATGACCGATTTAGTGGAGTGGATGGCGCAAGATGAAAACTCTAATTATAAGGAGAATTTCTTATCTCTAGTTTTCGCGATGGAGTCTGACCCGATTGTTTACATGGGAGCTGAATATCAGGAAGTAATGCAGACAATTAAGATGAAAAATGAAGATGGAAAGTTTACTAAAAAAGAAGTTATGGATGAAGTGCTTTCAGGTTTCAAAGCTCCGGTGTACACCGCAGATCAAATATTGATGTCGAATCCTTTTGAAAGAAATTTACAAAAGCACAAACACCTTGGAAAGAGACGCTGGATTTCCTATGGCGAGGCGGAAGCTAAATACAATAAACACACTAATTGGAAACATGTGCAGTCAGGACACATGACTATTTTTAGTGAAGACGACGGATTATTTTATGATATTAAAGATACTAACCATGAAGGACTAGTAGAAGAATATACTCCGATGTATCGCCGAGATGATACCGAAGTTTGTTTTATCGCAGGGATTTATATGGGTGAAGAAAATGTAGATAATAATCCAATAAAGCACAGAGATAACTTTGGCGCTCCAAGGTACAATGTGCAGCAGTTTGGTTTTTACCCTATCGGTTCTCACTTCGTGTTTTATAAATCTATGATGAATACAATGCGTTGGGATAACGCTTTGTACGACGCTTCTACTGAGATTATGGCTAATCGAGCAATTCTTGATGCTGAGATGCCTATTGCTGTTTCTGGTTCAGATAGTATAGATTCTGATATTATTTATCCAAACTCTGTTGTTGCTTTCAAAGATATCAATACAAAAATCACTCCTCTGATGCCTCAGTCTCAACTAGGAAACATTATGTCTTCTTTAAATCTTACGGAAGATTCGATGTCAGAAGGTTCGGTTTCTGAAACTATTTCAGGACAATTACCACAAGCCTCCCAAAAAGCTTACTCTGTTTCACAGGCGCAAGCCAACTCTAAAAAGATTATCGGCGGTGTTGCAAAAGGACTAGCCTCCTCTGTTTCAAAATATGGATTACTTATGGCCGACATCGCTATCAACCACTTATCCACACCTCAAGTAGAGGATATTGTAGGTGATGATACAAAACTAAAATATAGAAAGTTCGTTTTGAATAACAAAGACGTTGGAGGTAAAAGAATGTCTAAGAAACTTATGTTTGATGAATCGCTTATTGGTAAAGATATGACAGATGAGGAAAAGAGGGGCGCTAATCTTGATTTGTATAAGGAAGGAGAAGATTCTGATGTCACTATTATGAAGGCTAATCCTGAGATTGTGGCTAAAATGAAGTACTATTGTACTGCTGACTATAAGGAGCTTTTTGTACAAAGTGACGAGGCTCTACAAGGTATGTTGACCCAACTCTACACCATGTTGGCGCAAGATCCACTAGCTAATAAAGAGGAACTTCTACAAGAACTTATGTACTCCTTCTTTAAGAGTAAGGGGTCGAGGTTTGTCAATAAAAATGCTAACGCGGCGGTGGGAGGTGAACAACAAAATACATCTATTTCTAATCAAATAATGCAAAAACAACTTGCACCTGCTATCAGTGCCTCTAGTAATGGTTAATTTTATAAAATAATGTTATAATAAATATATGAAAAAAACAGTAAAAAAAGTTGCAGCTAAAAAGAAAGCTCCAACCAAGAAGAAAAGAGGTTAATTACTAATAATATAAAAAATAATGGAAAAATTTAGTGTAGTAAACGGATTCACTTTAGAGAATTCAGATAAGTTGGAAAGAGTGGTTAGTGGAAATATGGGTCGTGGTGGTGTGTTAGAAGGTGGCTTAGGAGAGGGCGCTGAACCAGAATTGGTTCTAGCCCACTATGACAAACTAGCTGGACACATAACTAAAGACGGTACAAAGGTAAGACCGGGTTCTTTTTGGGACTTTAAAGCTAAAGCTCCAAGAAAAGTTCCAGAGGTAATGTATGTTTTTAACATTGCAGGAGAAACAATAGAAGTAGATGAACCTGCTAACCTTTCAAAAGCCATTAAGGAAGTTGAGACTGCAAGGGTAGAGAAGGAGAAGAAGGTTAAAGAAAAGAAGTCAAAGTCGAAATTTAAATAAATGAGGAACTACTTACAAAAGTGGTTCATTAGGTTCCTTGTAAAAGACATATTTCACAGCATATCCCCTGACGATATATTCAAAATCAAAGGGGGTAATTGGACTTTCAAAGGAAAAGAAATGGATTCTGATACACAGGAGAGATTAAAAATCCAAGCTGTGAATTTCAAAGAATCCCTCCTTTGGCAAGTTTTGAAGACAGAGTTACAGTGGTCTGCTACCAAGACTTTAATGGAGCGAGGCTCATCTGAGACAGATATTCGAGTAGCTCAGATTCAAGGATATTTGACACAAGTGGTAGACGATAAGTTGAATGATATTACTAAGTAGCTGATAAGGGAGGCTTAGTAGGTTACTGTTTAAACCCCAGTACCCTACCAAGCTTCTCTTGTGAGAAACTTCTCTAGCGGGGAGTAATCCGTAAGGCAAAAACCTTTAATAATTAAGAACACCTAGCGGGGGTCAAACCGTCTCATTATATGAATGAAGAAGAATGGAAAGCAGTAGAAGCCGAGGCACTAACCGAGGTTTTAGAAGCTCCTTTACAAAACGAAGAAATAGACTATAGAGCTCTCGCAGAAGCGGAACAAGCTCGTGCCGATGCAGCCGAAGCGCTTATTGTAAAAAATAAAGCTATTGCTAAGCGTGCAGAAGTCAAAGAAGTAGAGACGACTACCCTAACAAGGGAAGAAGTTCTTGAACTTATTAAGGCTAATACACCTAAAGTAGAAACGGATGATTCAATAGAAGCTACAGCTCTCGTAGAGGCTAACAAAAAATTAGCTGAAATGAAAGCTAAAAATTCTGAAATCGCCCGCGCTCTAAAAGCAAAAGACGGTGCTCGTAACGATACTGCTAGTACTCAATTTGACGGTGAAAAAGGTACTGAACCAAAACTTGCAGAGAGTTCTCCACTCAAGGCTTATAAACACGAAGGTAACAATGTTTACTCTCTAAAATTAGCCAGTGGAAAAACTCACTACAAGCGTTCAATTACAGTGCCTGGATTACCTTCTAGTTGGGTAGCTTAAATCTATTTCTCAATATTATTAAAAACCATGAACTATGGCTTAAAAAGCCATAGGACAATTAACTATAATTAAAATGGCTAAATTTGACATGAAAACAATTGGTCAATGTTCACGACAACCTTTCCGAGTAGCAGCATCTGCAACTCGAGGTTATGTTGGTGAACCAATGAAATTCGCAGGTACATACACTTCAGGTGTTGCATCTGTAAATACTATTGTTGTAGCAGTCGATGACGACGTAACAGTAGTTACTGAACAGTTTATAGGAATTCTTGCAAAAGATATGGATGCAAACGCTGCTGGTACTGTGTTAGCTCACAGAACAGTAGTTGACGTTCCATATCCTCAGATTACTAGAATTGAGGCTGCAGTGAAAACAGCAGCAACCGCTGACACTGAATCAGAGGCAATAGGATTACTACATGATATATACATGATTGACCTTACTGGTATAATATATACATGGGATGCAGCTGGTGGAGACACAGCAGGTTTCCAAGCACGATGGTACGATGCAGTAAGAGCTACTCTTCAGTGTGTTGTTGACCCAAGAGCTGTAGCAAGAACAGACATTACATAATTATTAATTTAACACTTTACTAACATGAGTTATACAGGAGGACACACAAGTTTGCTCTCACCAGATGATTGTCAAACAGCAATTGATAAGGTTATGTATGAAGAATTTACTCGCACAGCAGTGCCTGGCTATATGTCAGCACAAGATGCGTTTTTCTTCAAAACAGATTCTATCGATTCAATGGCATTTATCTACGATGAAGATTCAAACGTAGGAGAGTTCACTGAAACAGGTGAACAAGAAGAAGTTGTTTCTACTTCAACAAGAATCGGAAACACTAAGACTAAGAGAGTCACGAAGTACACAAAACAAATTCCACTTTCGTGGGAAGCGTTTAAAACTTCACAAATGGGTAAACGAGATGCTATCGGCAAACAAGTTGGCGACAGAGCTCGAGTTACACAAGACCACCAGGCGATTATTAACACTTATGGAGACGCTATAGCTGGTAGTATCAACACTACTCCAGACGGTCTTCCTTTAGCATCAAATTCACACGTTTCTTTAGGAACAGGTGGACTTATTGATAACCTAGAGACAGGCTCTCTTAATGCTGACAATCTTTGGACAGTTACACAATCTTTGGCTAATCAAAAAGCTCAAGACGGTGATGCTGGGTCACATCAGTTTGAAGCTATTGTTACACCATTTATCCTCTTCAAAACAGCAAGAGAGACACTTGGTTCACCACTAGCTCCATTCTCAGGTGAAAATCAGTTGAACATTTTTGAGACAGATTACGGACAGGTTATGTTAAAGTCATCTATTTTCCTTGGAAGCACTTACAACGGTGCGTCTAATGCAAATACAACTTACACTATCCTTGGACGAAATCATCAGATTTGCCGAAAAGTTCTTTCAGGTCTTGAGACATCAATGCTAGAACCAAAGTACACAGATAATGATACATACGTTATGCGAGCAAAATTCGCAGAAGCTCATTTCCCTGGTACATGGACAGCAGTTGTTTCTTCAAACGGAACTGTTTAATTATTAATACCTTAACTATCAACCATATATGAATTCAAAAGTTCTTTCGTGGTCAGCATTGGTCGCAGCATTAGTTGCGGTAGTGTTAGGCGCAATGGCACTGGTTGGTGTTAATAATCAATCAGAGTTCTTTGGAGCTTCAGGTTCTCGTTTCCCTAACGGAATTAGTGCTAATAACACTTCTCCTGTTGCGGGAGAAGTTAGAGGTACTACTGCATCTCTTACAGGTAGAATGTCAGTTTTAACAACTGGTACAACAACAACAAGCTTTAGATCTTCATCAGCAACACAAGGTTACTGTGTGGAGTTTAATGCGACGAGTTCTGATACCGTGTTAAACAGGACATACGCTGCGTCTACAACACCGTCAACTGCAGGAGTTATTTCTGTAGTTCGCTACGGAGCTTGTAACTAAATTCTGTGCTTACTCTACTCACCTATATGGTGGGTGGGGATAAGTACGGAATCATTAAAAATTAATTAATTAAATAAAATGCAGAATGATAAATATTCGTACGCATACATAAGTACAGCTACGACTACTCAAGTGTTTGACGGAGCTTGTACTTTGATTGCAATAATGGTGGGTACAACAGCAGCAGGTTCAATTAAAATAATTGATAATAATACTGGTACGACAACAAATGTCGGTGAATTACAGGCTTCTATTTTACCAGGAACTCATGAGTTTAATGTTGGACTTGCAGTGGGATTAAGAATTGTCACAGCGGCAGCATCACTAATAACAGTTGTATATAAGAAAAACTAATAATGGAAGAAGCTGCACCAAAAAAGGATGCGGTGATTTCTTGGCCAATTGATCCAGTGACTCAGCAGAGTTTACGGAGATGGCTAGGTCATGAAGTAGACGAAAATACACGGTATATTGTCTGGAGATTATTGGATTACCAAACATCACAAACTACAGGCAATATAGTAGGCGGGGATTTTGAACTGCCTTTCAATGCAACGATTGTAAATGTTTACGCTTATGCCGATACAGCAGGGACAACAGGTACTTTTACAGTAGATATAAATAAAAATGGAACTACTATTCTTTCTACAAGAATAACAGTGGATTCAACAGAGAAAACTTCCAGAACAGCAGCGACGCTTGCAGTCATATCGGTTTCTTCGGTTAGTATAGGTGACATAATAACAGTTGATATAGATACTGTGCAGACAACACCAGCCAAAGGGCTAACAGTGGTACTAGTAATAACAACATGATTAAACGAATATCATCAACAGCTATAGCTAGAGTAGACAATGACACTACTACGATTACTGTTTCCCACTCTGGAGGGTCTTGTGATTGCGTAATGGCTTATGTCGGAAACGAGGGAGATGTAGTTACTGGGGTTACTTATGCAGGAGTAGCTATGACTAAAATAACAAATATTGTTTATGCAGGGGCTGGAGCAGTTGAAACTGATACTATTTGGGGATTAAAAGATGCACCCTCTGGAACACAAAATTTAGTTATAACTAAGCCGTTACTAACAAACAATAGAACAACTTGTGGCATAGTAAGTTATGCAGGAGTGTCAAGGACAGCAACATTCCCAGACGCATCAAATACAAATCAGGTAATAAACCCAGGACCAGCTAGTCTCACGGTGTCGGTGACAACAACAGTAGAAAACTGTGCCTTAGTTGGTATGGCTTTCTTCACTGGTTCTGCATCTGATGAAATATCACCAAGTACTAATACCGTAGAAATTAGTTCACTAAAGGTAGTAGGTAGGTCTCACTGGACACTAGAGTCCACCTCTTTAAATAATGGAGCAGCAGGAAGTAAAAGTCTTGCAATAAGTTGTGGCTCACTTAACCAGAACTTTATGCTTTCTGTAGTGGCTTTAGCACCTAATCCTTTTTATTCAGTTAGTTCACCAATGATTATATGAGTATACCAAAAGATAAAAAATGGTCAGGAATGTTTCCCGGGAATTACGCGGGTAATTTATGGCAGACATTTAATATGGATTTAGAGCGAAGTCCAGGGAGGATTGTGCTTTCTGATAAACTAAAGAGAATTGCTACATCAGGATTAGTTACAAAGTTTTTAAGAACCAACGCTGATGTTACCGATAGATGGTGGGCGCTTGTTCCTAGTGTAGGGTTATTTAAAAATAATAATAGTTCTATTACAGAAACAACTTGGACAGCTGATGCTATTGCTAGCACTCCAACTACGACTGTTTTAGATATGGTCACACATGAGAACGTTAATGGTGAGCAAAGATTACTTGTCACAAAATCTAATGGGGATATTGCTATTTTAAATAGAACAGGTTCAGCAAATGCGTGGACAACAGACTGGTGGGATAATACTTTAGCGCAAACTCTTATGAGCACTGCGGTCGGGCATCCAATCGCTAGACTTCAAAGGTTAGTGGCAGTTGGAGATAAGTCATCTGCTGATGTTCCTTGTATACATACGATTAATAAAGATGATGTGGTATCACTTAATCGTTTAGTTTTTGACACTGATTATAGTGTTCAAAATATTTACACCTCTTCTAATCGTTACTGGATTGGTTTAAAACATGACAGAGGAGGTAAGGCTAAGATTATTGAATGGGACGGATCATCTTTAACCTATAATAATGAATATGAATTAACAGGCTCTAATCCGATAACAGGATTTATTGTAGATGATATTCCATATTTCATAACAGACGCAGGGATTATTTTTAGGTATTCAGGAGGAGGATTTTATGAATTTCAGAGGTTTATTGCACCAGAACTTAGATTACCTCTCTCTGCAGCAAATATAGGTAATGCCATCAGTAATTATGGGTGTTATGTCGATGGGCATATCATTTATATAAATCTAGCGGCACCAACACTTCAATCATTTTCAGCTACGAGTACATACAGAGGAGCAAGGAGACTAAGATCTGGTGTTTGGATTTTAAATATTGATAATAAAAATTTATATCATCACATGGGTATAGGTGAACACGCTTCTAGCGGGACTGATATAAATTATGGAACTTCACCTTTTAGTGGAGCTGGAGCTTTAACGAAGGCGACTGACTCAAGCGACATGATAACTAGTGCTGCTATATACACAGGGGGAACACTAATGACCACTCAAACTTCTGGTATTTATATACAAGAAAAAAGTATCAATCAAGCTAGTAACGCAGGTAGAAATAGAGGTTACTTTATAACACCCTACATTCCGATATCTGAAGCTGAAGGACTTTGGGAAGCATTGGTGGTGAAATTTAAAAGATTTGTAAATTCTAATAATCGTATAGTTGTGAAGTTCAGGGTACTTGACCCGCTTTACAACTCTTCGGCCGCAGATCAGAACGGTAATGCTTTTGAAGATGGAGGCATTAACGCTCCAATAACCTGGGTGAATACTACATCTTTTACTTGCAAAGTTCCGACAGGAGTATCTGTAGGTAATGAGGTGGAAGTCTTGGTAGGAGATAATGCTGGCTGTTCTTTTGCGATATTGGCTATTTCGAGCACCCCAGATAACACTACCTTACTTACGGTCACTATCGCAGAAGCAGCACCAACATCTTCAATTGACACTGCAATGGTTCGTTTTGATAATTGGAAAACTGAGACAGTAATATCATCAACTACTGTGGGAAATATGCGAGTGCCTTTTCAGTCAAATACTCAGGGAGAGTTTATACAATTTAAAATAGAAATGAGAGGTTTTGATGTTCAGATAGATGAGTTAATTCCAGTGATGAAAACTAAAACCAGTATAAAACAAAGCTGATTCGTGGTATAATTATACTTAATACAATCTTCATGGCAAAATTAAATATAAAATTAAACAGTCCAGTAGACACTCCAGAAGAGGATAAGATTTATGTTATTGAATATCCCGAAGTTAGTCGAGTAAAGGTTAGACTGGTGGATCTTATAAAAGAAAAATCAGAAAAAGTAGAAGAGATGGTAAAAATACAAGATAGGATAGACCATTTGGATGAGGTTAAGAAAGAAATTGAAAAACTATAATGGCCACACCCTCAATAAATCAAGTAGAATTTCAAGCAATCGTGAACGGTATGGTTCATCAGAAGTTTTTGCAGTGTAGCTCGCCACAGATAATCATGAACCGAGCTGTACGGTTTGTAGTAGCTGACGTTGACCTTCGTTCTTCTAAAAGAAGTGCGCCGCTCTCACCAAATATGTTTCAAGGTATATATGATTATGCGGCACCAAATGACTTAAAGGGTGAAAAGGTTATTGATATCAGACGACAAGTTAATCGTCCATTTTTTGAAAAGTGGAGTTTGGTTGATGATAGCGAGTTTGATAGAAAGAAAACTTTTTATAAAATAGCTCTTCGAGATGAAAACTTTATAAAGTTTATGAAAGTTAGTGGACTGCCTAATTCTAGTAAAGCTACTATTCACGGGTGTGATTCTATAACTTCTAATGGTACTTGGGCTGCATCGGCTGACGCTTCTAATTTAACAGTTGATACTGGGAATTTTATCACAGGCAATGGGTCTCTTAATTTTGATATGGCTAAAGGAGCAGCAACTGGAGTACTCGAACTTACAGGCGCTACCCAAGTTAATCTAACAGATTTTGATGAACAAGGATCACTTTTTGCTTGGGTCTTTATTCCAGACTACGCTGACGAGCAGGCAGATACGGTTACTAATTTTATACTACGATGGGGTAACGACTCTTCTAACTACTGGCACAGGACTGTGACTGTTGATAACGCAGGCAATACACTCCACGATGGTTGGAATTTACTTAGATTTGATTGGAGTGTCGCAACAGAAGTGGGGACAGTCGTTCCTTCCGCAATCGACTACGTTCGCCTAACTGTCACTAAATCAACTTCTCTTGAAGCTGATACTGACTGGAGACTAGATGATGTTATCTGTGTCTTAGGTGATGTGTACGACACTGTGTATTACTCTAAGTACGGCTGGCAGACATCGGCACTAGCTTATATTGAGGAGTCTACAACTACTACCGACTTACTTTTAGGTGACACTGATGAGATAGAAATGATTGCCAATAAAGCGGCCGAGTATGCTTCGCAAGAGCTGAAGGAATACGATGAAGTTCCTTATTTTAAAGGTGAGTATGAGAATTTGAAAAGGAAATATGAAAGTAATAATCCATCCGAGGCTTTAAAGAAAACAAGAAATTACGCAGCTTTACCAAATTTAAATAATAGATATTAAAATGAATCCAAATGCTAACTATTTTGAACTAGGACAGGGAGGTAATCCAATAAACGGAGGTGCAACTAAACCCGTAACTGTACTGTCTAGTAATGCGGGAAAGAGTATTGTGGATAGCAATACTGCGTCTTTGCAAAAAATGGAATCGAGTTATCTCGGCCCGTCTGTTGTAGATTTTCTTGGTTCAGCTGGAAAAGCGAGTGATTTTGCCTCACGTCAAAAACTAGCTCAGGAGCAAGGCATAACAGGTTATACAGGTTCAGCAGGACAGAACACAGCCTTGCTCAAAGCTCTACGTACCACTTCAACTTCTCCAGTTTCTAGTGCTATGACTAATACTATTAATCAAGTTAACGGTCAGAATGAAGTAGGTCAAACAGATGCTGAAAGAGCAAAGTTAAAAGAAGCCCAAGACGCTGAAGATACTGCAATGGCATCTGTGGCTAAAGCTAAAGCGGCTTTAGAATCTAAGGATTACAAGTCTATGGATTATTGGACAGCTAAGGCTTCCGCAGATAGGACAGCTGCTGAAGATAAACAGACAGAATATTTTAATTCCATAAAAGATTTAAGACAAGAGTTAACGGCTAATATGACACCTTCACAGAAGGCGCAAGACTTGTCTAATAAGGTTATAAATATAAAAAACCAAGCAGCTCAGTTTAAATTGCAAACACAACAAGATAAAATGGCGGAGTACCAGGGACAAACTCTTGGCTTTGCAGGGGGTAGAGCCGCTGAACTCGACTACAAAGCATCATTTAAAAATCAGGAGTTTGCCTTAGACCAAGCCAACCTTTTGGGAGAACTAGGACTAGAGCAAGAGTTACAAAATATGAAAGGAGAATCTATTGAACAACAACTGACATTCCTTGCTGATGATTATGAGTTGCAAACTAAAGTTCAAGATACGTTAAATGCACGAGAAGATGCTTTGTTTGATAAGGCAAATATATTGGAGGATAACGCTAAATCTACTCTAACTACTTTACTAACGGAATTAAAAGGTGTTAATCCGAAGAGTATGGACGCTACTTCTATAAGTTCTCTACAAACAATGGCGGCACGAGCAGGTATACCTTTCAGCCTTATTAAAGAAGCTTTGACGACACAGTATCAGAAACAGGTGTTTGATAATAGTATGAAATTAAGACAGGAGAAAAGATTAGAAACTAAAGACACTTCTAATAAAAGTTCCTCTAGGACTATGCAAGTTTTAGACGGGTTTATAGATGGTTCTCAACTAACTCCTACAGAAAAATCAAAGGTTTTAGATGATTTGTATAGTAAAGGTTTTGATTCAGATACTCCTCCCGCATGGTTTAAGGAATATATTCAGAATGAAAAACGACAATCATTGTCACCAACTGTCTTAAAGGAAGCATGGCTTACTTACCGAGATGGCACAATGGCAAATGTAAAGAAAAAAGCTTCTTCAGATGATGAGCTTGATTAAAAATGGCTGTATCAGATTACATAAAAAAATATTTTGCACCTAGTCCAGACGAGACAAGAGTTAGGGATGTGTTAAACCCGTCTAACTTATTAAGTGGTACTCAGAAAACAGGGAGTAGTATTTTAGGTGGATTACAGTCAGCTGGGCAATCTTCTTTAAGGGGTTTATCTGCTGCAGCAACAGGACTATATGATATAGGAGAAAAGAGCTTAGGCACTATTTTTCCAAGTGCTAAACAAAGTCTAGCAGAAAATAGACCAGTTCTAACACCTTCTAGTTTTTTCCAAAAAGAACTTTATGGTACTGATAAACCTATAACTGCACGGAGTTTTGGAGCAGAAGTAGGTATACCAGAAAAATCTAAATTTGCAGCACCAGTCGGATTTGCTCTAGGAATTGCAGATCTTATCCCTGGTGGAAAAATTACTAAAACTACAGCGGTGGGTCTTTTGAAAAATGCTAATAAAGTTGATGATGTTGTGCGTATTATGAAACAAATGATGGGG